AGTCGTGCCCATGCAATCGCTTTTGCCTGTCTCAAGAACGGTGCAACATAAACAAACATAGCTAGTTCTTTGTCTGTCTTCATGGCCTTATCTATTAGCTCCATGATTGCCAATTCTGTCTTACCTGATCGCCTGTGGAGTGCATAAACCGAGAAACGTTGTTTCTTTATATGGCATTCTCTTTGCCAAGTCCGGGGCGTATAGTCTAGTTTGATTAACGGTTGTTTCACGTTTGTGGAACGCCTGTTGAAATGTTTAACGATATACTGCCCTCTGCTTCAACTCCTACCTTCTCTCCATATTTCTTAGGATTCCATTTAGCCAACAACTTGAGCCTTGCTTCCACCCTGTTCTTCTGCATTTGTACGGCTGCCGGATCTAGCCTTGTATTGCCCTCAGAACCGCACAAAGGAGGAGGTGCATCTATTATCTCAAGGCATTCTTCTGCAATAGCATCAGCCCCCATGTCTCGTGCGTGTGCGAAGCGTGCGATAAAGTCTCCATCATCTTTTTCCAACCAGTTATAAATAGTTCTCCAATTAGGTTTATTTTTTAACCGACAATAAGACCGTAAAGTATTACCATGAGCAATCCAATCTATAATTTCATTTACTATTAAAGGATCAGGTTTCTCTGTAGGCCGTCCTAGTTTTGTAGATTGTTTTCCAACGGTCTGGAGTTTGCCCCCTGA